TCCCAAAAATATCTATCTTTTAATGTATCTAGACTAAACTTGTCTAGCTTCTTTTCTTTATCATAGTCTATAACTATGCCTAAGTAAGGCTTCTTGCCTATCTTGTCTTCAATCATTACTGATTCTCCTTATCATTTAAATATAATGCTATTAATGCGTAGTGTATAATTTTAAGAAGGTCTGCATCAGACTTACCATTCTTCTTACCATATCTCATAGCATACTTCATAATATTACCAACACAAAACCCTTCTCCATGTCCTGCATCTATAATCATATCAGTTGCTTGATACTTAGAGTGAGCATAGTGTTGAGTGTACGTATCATCTATATACTGTTTTACTCCTCTAAGATTTATATTCTCGTCAAATTTATAATCCATATTATCCTATCCATTCTTTAGGTAGTGTTAATTCAGAGAACCACCTAAAATTATTTTTTTCTGCCCACTCTGCATGACTCCTTTTAGTTCCATCTTTCCTTTTCTTTGCTTGAGGCATAGGAGCAGATGGATTTAAAAATAAGAATACTAGTTCTTGATTCTTTTTTAAATTTTTTCTAATCCAAATGTATTTACTGTACTCCGCATGATCCCAAAATCTTCCTTTAGCTTCTAATAAATATTCTGTACCCTTAAAAACTTTTCGAAAGTCAGGTTCATAAGTATGCTCTATAGTATAACATATTTTGTCACCATGATGCAACCATTCTTTTAAAGTATTTTGATGCAAACTAAATTCCCAATTAGAATCATATCCTTTCGGAACACCCTTTTCAATAGGTCTAATCTTACGTGGTTTTCTATATCCTTTTTTCATTAGTGTATCACCTCATTTGCAGGTATTCCTGTTTCTCTTAAAGTTTTTTCTTCTCCAAGTAATATATAAAGTTTATCAATAACATCTGTTTCTACAGATGATAAAGTATTTCCTGCGAATAAATAACTACCTACAACCATGATTAAATCTAATAATTCTACAGTCTCCAGGTCCCACGAAATAGTTTCAAGTTCTTCTTTATCATCAGCCATTTTCTATCTCCTGTAAAGACACTTGATCCCACTTCTTATTGGAAGAACTAACTATCTTTTTAATTCTTTTAATAAACCAACGTAAGGTGTACGCTGAGACAAAAATTCTACCATCAGCATATACATGTGTTTGATCAGGAACATAGTTTTGTATGTTTTCAATTTTAATTTTAGATTGCTCCTCTGCAGACACGACACTTTTTAACCACTCAACCATTAACTGCCGTGCGTGTTTTCTTATTTGTTTTTCTTTTTTTGAATTCATTAGTAATTTCCTTTACATTTGGTTTTTTTATAACTTTAGTTAGATAGGTAAGACCTTTAGCATACTCAAATATACGTAAGCCTTTACCATCGTTTGAATCTTTTTGACATTCTATTTTATGAGGGCAATAGATACATTGTCTAGGGAGCTTCATGTTACCACTAACTCCATCAGGTACACTAGAGTAACATAATTCAGGAGGAGTTTCTTGTTTAAGAGCTTTCTTAACTATATCTATTTTACTTTTTATATTAGGTTTGTCAAGGTCTTCAGGAATATAAAGTGCAAGTTCTCCACTTTCTTTATTCATAGCTAAGAATCCACCATGTTTTGTTTTGTTTCCTGCTTCGTATCCTGCAAGTTGTGCTAGGTATCCGAAGGGATCATCATTACCTAGTGTTCCATCTTTGAATTTTTTAAAGGCATATCCTGATGCAGTCTTAACATCTATAACTTCTCCATCTATAATGCAGTCCATATGTCCTTCGATGCCTTTAACCTTAACAGACTTCTGTTCTCCTGTAACATCATGTCCTGCAAGACGTACTAATAAGAGAACAACTTCTTCAAGCATATGACCATACAGAAATTTAATAAATGTAGAAGGCTGTAATTTTTCTCCTTCATCTTTAGATTTTATATCATACCACAATTGTCTTGTAGGTTTTCCAATATTAGACATACGTAGAGTCTTAGAGTCTCGTGGTTTAGGGTTGGCCCAATCACGTATGACATCTTTCATAGACTCTCCGAACTGATCTATATCTTCTTCTGATAAATTTAAAGGCTTACCTTCTGAAAGTAAAGATAGTTTACTATAAATATCCTCAATAAGTGTGTCTAATTTTTTCATGTTCTATGTTTAGACCATCTTAAGTCTCTAGTTTCAGGATGAAATAATAAAAATTGTACATTTAATTTTTTCTGTTCATCTGTTCTGCTTGATTTACCACGATAGTCTGTACCTTTATCTTTAGTCATAGTTTTAACATCTATAAAAGTTGGCACACCATCTTTCATTGCAATCATATCTACAAGACCTGTACATCCTGCGTTTTGAAAAACTTCATATCCATTATCCCACAACCAAGTGACTGCGTAGTATTCGGCAAAGTCTCCTTTTCTATTTGAATCTTTAATGTGTTTCACTCCAATTATCTCCTATCTTGTATTCACCATCCATAGGACAGCGAAGATTAAAATGTTCTCCTGCTTTTATGATGCTATCTACTGCTATCTTACCTACATGTTCGGCTATCTCCTTTTTAGATTCGATCTGCCATTCATCATGTATATTAGCTACAAAACGTGCATCAAGACTTTCTAATTTAAACCTATCATTTAATATAACAAGAGCTTGTTTCATTAGTATAGCACCTGCTCCTTGTAATAAAGTATTAAGTGAAGCATGAGGATGTCTAATAAGAATCCTACGTCCATCTAATCCTTTAACGTATCCTCTTGTAGACGCTCGTTGTACTTGATCCTTAAGAGATTTAAATGATGGTGTATTATTAATAAATTGTTCTCGTAACTTTTTACCATCTGCTCTGTTTCCTCCAACCACAGACCCAAGTTTTGCATCTCCAGCCCCATAGATGGTGGCATAGATGAAAGTTTTTGCCTGATCTCTTGATTCAAGTCCTGCAGCTCGTTGATTTGCCGTGTGAATATCTCCGTTGATGATTTCATTTATATACTCCTTGTCTTTCATATAATGTGCTAACATTCTTAACTCTAATTGAGAAGCGTCAACACCTACTAGTTTGTATCCCTCATTGACAGTCCAACAAGCACGACAATCCTTACCATAAGGACTGTGTATGCTCGGAACTTGAGCGAGGTTAGGATTTCTATGCGACATTCTACCTGTGATAGCTCCTGTAGATATGACAAATCCATGTACTCTTTCGTCTTCTTCAACTGCTTCAATCCAAGAGTCAACTTGAGCAATCCGTTTTTGTAGTAATAAAAACTCTGCTATTAATAAAGCTTGAGGTATTGTTTTAATTTTAGATAAAACAGCTTCGTCTACAATAGGTTGACCTGTTGGTGTAAAAGACTTAGGCTTCCACCCAAACTCTTGTAAGTATTCTCCTATCTGCTTACGAGAACCTAAATTAAATTCTTGATAAGACTTACGCATAAACGGAGTTGTATCTTTAGCTACATATCTTTCTTCATATTCATACTCAGTAAGACCTTGCTTAGATAATGTACCATCTTTTTTAAGTTTGGGTGTAACCATTTTTTCATCTACCCAACGAGGTTTAAATACTTTATGAACTTCATCTTCAACTTCTTTCATACGTTCTTGAAGCTGAGATAAAAGCATAACGCCTTTCTCCATATCAAATTTAAATCCGACTCGTTCTTGCTCGTGTAATATTTTAGCTACCGAAGTTTCTAACTCTATGCTTTCAGCAGAGAATCCTTCTGAATATTTCAACAGTACTTCATATACTTTTTTATTGAGCTGAACATCTTTAATACAATACTCTAACATATCTTCTGTAAAGACATCCCATTCAGGCTGATCAGACTTATGAAACTTTAAACGATAACCCCACATTTCTAAACTGTGTCCACCTTCTCGTGTTGGTTTTAATAGTCTTGAGATTAGAAGAGTATCAATAAGTTTGGCTGACTTGGTTAAGTCCACGCCTTTAAGTTTTTTAATTGCAGGGATATCATAGCCAACAATATTGTGACCAATCAATGTATCAGCTTTACTTAATAAGTCTACACCTTGATCTATTTCATCAGGTGTAAATGTATACACCTTATCGTGCTCGTCTATAGCTACGATACAATGTATCTTGCTAGGATTTAAGCCGTCTGTTTCTATATCAAATACTAAGTTCATTAGAAAGGTACTCCATCTTTATCATCTAGTAAATCGGAGTAGTCTTCTTCGTTCATTCTACCAGTAACAGGATCATAGATTAACGAGGTAGCTAATCCAACATCTCCTGTGTATCTTGATTTAAGAATACGAAGACGAGTAGTTCTCGATTCTAGATCATCATCAGCTTGTTGATTTCTTTCTAAGGCTATAACACAATCGGATAATTGTGCTATTGAGTTGCTACCTCTAAGGTGAGATAGACTAACTGTAACTCCATTCTCATGACCTTTATCTCCACTAACTCTACGTAAATGAGAGACAAGTATAATACCTGCACCTGTCTCTTCAACTAAACTTCTAAGCCTAGTCATAATAGAATCAATTGCTCTACGTTCATCACCTTCTGAGGTGGCTGATACAAGCATGTGTAAGTGATCTACGACCACCCATTTACAATCACACCCTACAATCAAGTAACGTAACTTAGAAAATATATCATCAATATCATTCGTACCGAAGTGAGCATGTACAAAAACACGATCATCTCCAAATACTCTGTGATACATATCTTTTAAAGTATCTTGATTAAAGTCTTCCCTTATATCATCTACATATAGCCTTGCGTCAGCTTCAATAGAAAGAATCCCATCTACTGTACGTTGCCAAGATTCCTCAAGAGCAATGACTCCTACGTTATCATTAGTCTTTTGAACAAGCCAATGCTCTAACTCTCTAGTTAGACTAGATTTACCCAAGCCTGTTCCTCCGCAGATTGTTAAGAGCTCCCGTTTTCTCAAGCCATATAGTTTTTTATTCAAACCTTGATAAGGATAAGGAACACTATCTAATTTTTCCCTATTAAAAAACTCCTCCTCCTTTTCAGAAACTCTAATGATTCCGCTAGGAGTATAAAGTTTTGCATCCCACCAAGCTCTTGTAAACTCTTGATATTTACCTTTGCGAAGCATTTCGTTGGCATCTTTAAATCCATCAGGCAATGTTATTATCTTAGCCTTACCCGGTTTTATAATTGATGCTACTTTCTTAGCTGCGTCTGTTCCTGCTTTATCTTTATCAAAACAGATCATAATATTGTCAAAGCTTTCTAAATATTCTATACTTTCTTTAACATCTTTAACGGCAGATGAAGCTCCACGTTTAATAGAAACGACTGCCCACTTACTACCAAGTAGTTCGTAAGCTGCCATAGCATCACACTCACCTTCAACTAAGGTGATGTATTTACCACCCGATTTAAATTGGTTCTCTCCAAATAATCCAGTACCTGTGAAAGAACCTGTAACCGAAAACTTCTTGTCTCTTATGTATCGAATCTTATTGGCTGTGATCTCATTGTTAATATGATAGGGGTATATATGTTGAGCAATAGCTCCATCACTTCCATATATAACTTTAACACCATATTTCTGTGCAGTTTCTTTTTTAATAGACCTATCTGTAAGAGGAGCAAACAAACCCCCATGAGCATTTAATGTGTTTGTGTCTTGAGCATCTGTCACTTCTTCATCTCCTACAATATTGTCGTCATATTTTATATACCATGTGTCACAGCTAAAACATTTAGCCGACCCATCTGCATTAACAGATACAGCATCACTACTATCACAGGCTTTACATGGTAATTTATGTTTTATAAACTTACTTTGTTCCATAATTCCTCGTTATTATAAATAAAAAAGAGGGCAGATTTCTCCACCCCCTCTTTATTAGGCACACACTAATCCGAAGATTCCTCTTCTTCTAAAGTTTTAGTCTCTTCAGATTTAGGTTCTTCTCCATCATTATTAACTATGTCAACGATCCTGTTAGAAAAGAAATTAATACCTGCTTGCAACTCTTCCAAGTCTAAAGTCAGATTAACTTTCTTTTGATTCAGTCTCTGTAATCTACCAAAGATTCCTTGACCTTCCTCAGGCAAGTCCTCTACTGATATATCAACATTATTAATAGTAATGTAAGGTGACTGAGGTGTAGTGTTATCATCTGAACTAGCCATTAGAACTCACTCCCATCTTCGTTATCTTCATAACCAAGCTCTGCCCCATCAGCCGAACGACCTTCGAAACTAATAAGCTCTAACACCTGCATTGCTTGAAAGTCTAAACTTCTACCTGACTTACCTGCATACTCCCAATCGAAAGGGTTGAATTGAACCCTAACTTTAGAGCCATTTCCTACAAGTTCATCAAGAGGTTTCTTGTCTTTATCAAACAATTTAGGAGCGTTACGAACCATTCCGTTTGGTCCATTCACCTTCCTCTTTATAACAAGAGCAGGTCCTTCTTCCATTTCACGAATGGAACATCCTTCTGCTCTATACTTCTCTGCTGTATCTCTATCAACTACGAGGTTAGTTTGATATACAGGTTCGAATTTTGTATTGGGGGATTTTGCACTTGTCCAATACGCCAAGCCTTCTTCAATTGCCATATTTTATTTACTCCTATAAGTTATGGTTTGTTGTTGTGAGCAACCATTGTACCACACGAGACATCACCTTGTCAATCCCCTGTAGTTAGATTAATTAAAAAATTATTCATGCCTGATTGTTCTGTAAAAGTTATGCCTATGTCATAGACATCTAAACTAGAATCATAATTAACTTCATAGGTATCTTTATTCTTGTACATTTCTGAACCATTCTTTGTACAAAAGATATCCCATTTACGAAATTGATCTTTAGTTAATCTGAAATATTTTTTATTCACAGTCATTGTCTTCTCCTTATTTTTTTTAGTTTATTTCTCCATTTACTTTTAGTAAAGATTTCCATTGTCCCATCAGCATATCTAACTTCAAGAACTCCATTGTTTGCATGAAGAGAAGTGATCCTATTTTTTTCAACTTGCTCTTTATACATCTCATGTGCATCATACTCTGTCATGTGACCACCACTCAGGTTTAGCTCTGTTCTTTTCCCATTTAGCATAGTGCTTCTCATTGATAACATAATCTCTGTATGCTACTGTAGGATCATCATGCTTGTATTCATCAGGCATAGCCTGTGCAGGTGGTGTCATTGCACCTGTTTTAATATTGTTAGGGATACATAGTAAAGGCTTTGCAAGTTTAATTATACTTGCATGTTCTCTACCATATCTATATTTATACTCTTCACCTAAAGCTAAGAAGTGTTCATATAGCCAGATATAATTTGAACTAGATTCTCTTGCCCATATAGTACATGGGTGATTCCAGTATGCTCGTTTGTATAGTCCATTAGCATCTGCATACTCGTCACCATCTAACTCTCTATGAGCTGTGCATAACATCTGTGCAGTTTCTAATGGCATCTTTACTAACATCTTATCAGGCTGTGCTTCTGCTGATTTTTTAAAACTATCAGATTCATCTTTATCATAAAAATAAAATATGTTCATGTTTACTCCTCATATCGTAATTCTAATTCACTAATAGCTTCTTCAAAGACTGACTCACATTCATAGAAAGCACTCTCTAAGTTATGTTCTACTGCTGTAACTTGATCTAATAATTCATTCATTTCGTCAAGCAAACCATGTTCATCAGCTAGACTAGAAAGTTTTGTTGTGATTTCACCAATGGGATAGCAAAGATACTTAGCTTCTTTAGTTATATCTCTAGACTCTCTTAACGCACACTCTAATTCGTGTCGTGTATCTTGAACTCCTATCCACTTTTGAATCTTATCAAACCTAAACCTTCTAAACTCTCTGTCTTCTGTAGCTTCATCAGTACCTTCAAAGCCATCGAAGTCTCCAAAGAATCCTGTTGGTTTTATCTTTCTAATAACATCATGTCCATAGTCAAACTTAACAACCTGTTGAGTTTTAACTGCTTCAATAACATCTAGTGTTGCTTGTGATATGTTGTCAATCATTTTGTTTTCCTCACGTAAGTCCAAGTATCTCTATCAAATTCAAGACCTAATAAATCTCTAAGTCTCCACTCTAAGTTATCTAACTTAGTTAAATCACTTAGCCAACACTCTCCACACTCATGTAATGTAGACGTTGCACTATCTAATTCTTTTAGATACCCTGTATAGTTATCTAACTCTTTTGGAGTTAATTCAATAACTGTTTTAGTTTTTAAATGTTTTACTTTCATTTGGTTTCTCCTTTTATTTTTTCATAATTTAAAATACAATATCCTAAGAACTCAGGAATCTGTGGTACTACAGAATTCCCTAGTTGTTTAAGTCTGTGTACCCTGTTGGGTATCCCATAAGCCACTCGACCCACATTGGGTTCAACTGCCCATTTGGTTTTGGCATATTCTGCAAAGAGTTCGAGTCCTTCTCGTTTGACAATTGTGTCAGGCTCTCCTCTAAAGCTATTCGGTTTGGAAGCTGACTTAGTTGTGCTTGCTTCCCCTCCTGTCTCTTGTCCATCATAGTCTGTACTGAGTTTGCTCCCTTGTAATCCCTTGCTGTCGGAGTCGGAAACAGATTGGTCGGATATAATTCCTCGTGTACTTGTTCTCTTAGATTGGAAGGTTTCGTTCTGCCCTTCCTCACTCCTTCGAATTGTTTCTTCATAGACTCGGGACTCTTTGGAGGAAGATGATCCATCGTGTTTGGTGTTGCCCACATCTCCCTGAGAGCCACCTCTGTTTCTAGTCTTCGTTTCGGATTGCCCTTCCTCAGTTCGTTCATGCTGATCCCATTGGCTGAACTCACTCTTGGAGTGGGCCACAATTCCTTCTTCGCTTCCTTGTGTTCGTCTATCATCTCTCGATGTGCTACTTGATCGTTGATACTGATTGGCATTCCCTTCTCCAACTTCATTTGCATTCTCTCCTTCGATGATGCTCCCCTGTCCGAATGTGCATCGGGAGTTCGCCAACGGGTAGGCGATGATCCATATGCGATCTCTTCTGTGTAACCCACCAATTGCACTACAGGGTATGCAATGCCACTCTGCATTGTACCCGATCTCGCTGAGATTTTGTAAGACCAAAGCAAGTCCTTTAGATCGAAGGGCTGATACATTTTCAATAATTGCCCACGTTGGCTGTACATCTTTGATGAGCCTGTAGTACTCCGACCATAAAGATGATCGTTCTCCAATGATTCCTGCTTGTTTTCCTGCAACTGATATGTCTTGACATGGGAATCCTCCTGTGAGGACTGTAGGTTTAATTCCATCTGCTTGTAATTGTTCATATGTTAACTCTCTTATATCTGTATATTGTTTTACACCCTTCCAATGTTTGGAAAGAACTTTTCTTGCGTGTTCATCGAATTCACAAAAGGCTACAGTTTCAAAACCACCTGTGTCTTCTAAACCTTTAGAGAACCCACCGATTCCACTAAATAAATCTAATACTTTATGCATACTATCTACCCTGTCCTTTATATTTTTTGAATGTGGCACGTTTTCGCTTCGGCATCGTAGCAAATCCTACATTACCTCTACCTATGTGAGTTTTTTTCCCTCTAGAACCCGTGATAGGTTGATGATCTACTATAAGTCTTGTTCGTTTTACCATGTAATAAACTCCATTTTAGGCTCAACAAAATGTCCATCAGGTAAGAAGGTAACTGCTTCTTTAACTTCTTCTAAAGTAAGTGTAGGTGATATAGAATTTCCTTCGTGATCTACACCAAGAACTAACCCATTACCTGCTAAATCTATAGAGTTTAAATCTCCTTGATATTTAAAGTATCTCTGAGAGTTAACAAACAAACCTTCATCATCTACATAAATAGAATTTATATTGTCTATTCTTTGAACATCAAAAGTGGAACAACCGACTAACTCATAAATATTATTAAGAGTATCATCATGCTCTACCTCTCTGACTTCTTCGTTTTTTGTATCAATTAATATTGCTTTCATATTATTCTCCATAGTTATTAAAATGTTTCATAGCATAGTGGTATGCGAAGTGATCCAACGCTTCACAGTTTAACCCAAGAGCTAACCCCTTGTCAAGCCCTTCTTCATACAACGCTTCTTTTCTTAAATCATTAAAGTGATTGCTCATTCTTTCTCCTTTCTTCTTCTGCCATAAAATTTAAATCTGCTGATGATACTGCTGATGTGCAATGAGTTTGTAAAAACGCAAACGCTTCACCTAAAATAACTTTATCATCAAAATTATTTTCAGGATATACATTTAGAACATGGTCAACTACATCATTAAACAAATCAGGTCTACCTTTTATTTCCCAATAGTGTCCTAAGTAATCTATTACTTCTTCTCTCCACGTTATTCTTTCTAATGTTTCTAAGTCATTCATTAGCTTTTCTCCTCGTCAACAATCTTAATAATATCCTCAAATTCTACTAAAAAATCATCTTCATCTACCCAATCTGTTTTGTAGTTCTTATACTCATTTGTAAATTCTTTTTTTGGTATAGCAACTTCCATTGGAATATATTCAGCATCATCTGTAGAACATCTTTCGTCTTTAACAAAATTTAAAACTACATTTTTTAATTTCTTGCTATATTTATCCATTAGCTTTCTCCTTTATTAAATCTTCAAAGTAATCTTTTAGTTCATCAATTCTAGTTTGTAATGAATCTTCAATGGTGTCCTCAATAGTATCTTTAAGTTCATCAATCTGATGTTGTAATGAATCTAAATCATCTTGAATATCATAATGTAAATCATTAACTTTCTCACTTGTATTTTCAATAGCATCATCATGATCACGTTTTTGACGTTGCTCAACATCAAACAAATCATTTTTAATATCGTTAATTACATTTGAATCTTCTACAATTTCTGAGATTGCATCAGTTATTATTTTTATTTCTCTCTCCATTTACTTTACCTCACTTATTAAGTCATCAACCATAGTAACTTCTGCAAAGAACTCTCTCTTACCTGTTCCTCTTGGGTCATGTGGTCTATTACAACCTGCAAAACTACCATTGCTTTCATACTCTTCACCAAAGAAAGAAGTCTCAGTATACCTTAATGGTTTACCTATGTTTTCTTTCAACTCTTTTTTACTTTCGTAATTTAGTATCATCATACTACTGCCCTCGCTTCTATTTCTTCTGCAATAACATTATCAAAACAATCATCACACCAAGTCTCCCTACCTGAATCATCTTGAACTTCATCAAATTCATTTACATAAACTTGCCAAACAAGATTAGTTCCTTTACATTCAGAACATCTTAAAGTTTTTTGTTTCATATTACCCTCGCTTCTATTTTATTATCAATTACAAAGCCAGAATAATCTGTTCTAGCTTTAGCCTTTGCTTTTAAACCAACCACCACGTTAGGTTCATCTAAAAATCTCATGTCGTGTTCATCTCCATCTATAACTTTCAAGCCTTTAAACATTGAAGGTAACTTATCTCTAAACACAACTGCCTTATTGTAAGGAACTTTATCAAACAACTCTGCATATTTCTTATGTGCTTCTGAATAACTCCATGTCAAGTGGTAGTTATCTATTCCCTCAACCTTTCTAGTAGGTATCTTAGTGTAATCATAGAACAACACATCAGGAAAATACTCAAAGATACTTTTATCTTTCTTAATCTTGATAGTTTCCCATTGTATATCTGACGTTCCATTTAATCTTAAAGCAGGTAGCTTTCCTAAATCTTTACATTCTTTTTCAAATTTAAAAATGTCTTTAAACAATTCAGTCATGAAAGTTCCTTTGTCATTTAAAAACATTAATGTCTTTTTAATCCTAGATTTCTGAACACTATTATAGAATCCATTTCCTGAAAGATTTAAACATGGCTCGTGACATTTAGCAACAGTCGCATATGGACATACAGTATTCTTACCATCTGCTAAATTATGTGGAGCAAGATACATAATCCTACTAAAGTATTTATCCTGTATCTTATTGCTCTTATCTACTTTGACACTACCACTTGATAGTAATTTATATGTTGGCATTATTCACTCCTGTTATATGTTTCACCATACTCTTCTTCGTAAGCTTTGATAGTCTCTTCAAGCTTGGCTCGGGCCAATTCTTTCCATCGTTTAAGTTTTTCTTCTTCAAGAAATTCTTGTATAGCTACTTGTAAACTTTCTCTTTCTTCAATATAAATAGCCACCCTCTCTGATCTATCAAGAGGAAGGTCTTGGTCGTACCCTCTAGGTCTACCAATATCTTCAAGAGATGGTTTAGTTCTAGCACCACGACCTCTTGCTTTCCAAGAGTATCTTCCACTATTTAAAAAAGTTTTTACTTTAGCCACGAACTCTTTATCTTCTTCTGTTTTATAAGGAAACAGAAATAAATTCATAGGTGGTATGTCTGATCTTTTAGTTATTTTCATAATAGTTTTTTATTAAATTAATACAAAGGTATGTAGCCTCATGTTGACGACTTGCCGAAGCGTTGGTGACCTATGAGACTACACACAAACCTGTGATAGAGGTAGGATTTGAACCTACGAACTCTGAGAGAATAGTTTTACAGACTATCAGCTTTAACCACTTGCATACTCTATCATAAAAGTGTGTAGCTAGTAGGCAGTTGGGTTAGCAAAGTATTCAGCTTAACGAAATAATGCCACACATACTTTGGATAGTTCATTAACTGCTAATTTCCCTATCAACCCTCGCACTAGCCACACTTGGTAGTTTTTAAAAGGAACTACCAAACCTTACTTAATAAATTACTAGCCAGTCAGACCGACTGATACCCATTTGTTATGGAATAAGGAGAATTGAACTCCTCTTGTTGTAATATTAATACTGTTTCATACCTTAGATTATAGTCATAAGATTCAATGACAAATTTCTATAAGAGCTAAAATATAGCATACATTAATATATAACTAGAGCTTTATCTCTAGTTTGAACGACCAATAATTTATCTAGTTAGTTGTTAAAGGACAACTATAAAACCTACATAGTCACTCCTTCACCACTTTTATCTTACTATGTATAGGATAAAGGGGATAGGACTAGTTATTAACACGTTAGTAATTCCTATCTATTACTAGCATGTTTGATAGTTATTCTAGGCACTATCACCTTTGCTATACTTAGCTTAGTAAAAACTGTGCTAGTTTTTTTGGTCAAGAGACTAGCAAACTCTAATGGGTGTTACTTATTTTAATATTAAGTGTAATTAAAATTATTATTATAAAGTGTGTCCTAGTGATACATCACGAACTTCTTTATCTTCATGTCCTTAAAATATTAAATCTGAAGTAACTTTAAAACTCTTAGCTAGAACTATCAGGAACTTCTAAGACTTGCATTGAAGGATTATATAATCCTCTTGTAGGTCTTTTAAGTTCTTTGAATACAGAGATTTTACCAAAGTGATAACCTCTAAAAGTATCACCTCTAGTAATTTCATATCTAGTTTTAACAGCTCTCTGTCTAACTATATTAAAACCAAATAAGTTTCCTAAACTCCATAAGATTTTATTCTTAGTTGATGAATAATCAATGGGAAAAGTAGTTTTACTACCATTTTTGCTATATGTTACAGCCATAATAAACTCCTTAGATTTATTAAGTTATTAAACAAATAAAAACAATAAAACAATAATTAAATAATTTAAATTATTTAAATAGTTTATATTGTTTAAATTAAGATAAAGTAAATAAACTATGTAATCTACTTCGTCTGTCGAAACATTGTACCAACCGACACAACATCTTGTCAACCCCCTTAGACATGTTTTATTATTTCCAAAGTAAATGTTTAGGATTTAATATATATTCTCTAGGGTTTTGAAAGAATCCAAACTCTTTATACCATTCTCTTTTTCTTTTCTTAGAAGGTATAAATGTAAATGACTCGCAATCTCTACGCCATTGAACAAACGCTTTAGTTTTAAAAGCATCTAAAGATATTCTAGTTCTATGATTATTAGATCGCAGGGTCACCCACTTACGCCCTATCTTAATCTCATAGATACGATGACCAAACTTTCCCATAAAGAAAGTTCTAAAATGGTCAGACATCTGTGGATTTAATAATCTTTCTTGTCTTTCAAGTGAGATAGTTTCAATTAGATTTTCCATAGTTTTTTCCTTTTCTTTTATATTTAGTTTTATCAGCATGAACTTGTTTTTTAGCATGACTAGGAGTCTGCTTTCTAACTTTAATTTCTTTGGTATCAAGTTTTATTTTCATTAGAAATCTCCTTCTGCTACTTGAAAACAAGTTAAACCCCTTGCTCTCCACATATCTACAACAGACTGCCTATCGTCAAAGATGATTGTATCTTTAGTATCAAAACCATGTATATCTACAAGCTTATCAAACAACTCTGATTTAAGTTCTGCGTCAGGTCTATAATCTCCATCTGGTCTCATAAGTAAGATTTCTTCCCAAAAGCCTAGTATTCTCATGTAGTCATTTTTCTGGCAGAACATTTCAGATATTACATCATCATTTAGACCACATTGGTTTTTAAGTTGGTCAACAGTTTCCCACCTTTGAGCTTCATTTCTACCTGTTAAAAAGTAAAATTGAGTATCAAAAATATACATATTCTTACTAGTGCTTAATGCTCTCATTATTTCTATAAGATGATAATTAGGAGTATCATGTTTTATATTATCTACAAAACTTTTCCAGTCCTTCTTATCTCCTTCAACATAGTGCCTTCTATGGTCTATGTTCATAAGAGTACCATCTATATCGAATATGTAATTCATTTGGTACTCCCTTTCTTAGATAATATTTTAATATTACCTTTGTCATCTACAGATACTCTCTCATGCTTAGTTGTAGAAGAATTTTCATCTCTATAAATAACCATTTGAGATACAGGGTGTCCATTTTTTAAAGTAGATGATACTACTGTTCTGTTATAAGTCATGCTCCTTCTCCATTAAAAGTGTTGACCCACTCTTGAAGGTCTAACTCTTCTTGTTCTTCTTCTGAAATACAATAGATATCGTCCCAAACACTACGTCTTAGAGGTGAAGTTTCCTTCACTCTAATAGTGGGTCTAGGCTCTTGATAACCCCAAGACAAACATTCACTATTTCTAAAACCATCAGGCTCTATCTTAGTAACTTGAGATACCCAAAACTCATTGTCCAAATCTTTATTATATTCTTTAGCTTTAGAAACAACTTCTTCGAACTTTCGGTATTTAAGTACAGCAACCTCATCTATATCTCCTGTTGCTTTGACTTTATATGTGACTTCTATAGTCATATAATTTCTCCATTTAAGTTAATAGTCGAACACCTTTGCCGACTTGCCCAACCATAGTACCTTCCCAACTTTTCTGTGTCAACCCTCTTAGTCTGATTCTAAACTTGTTTATAATAGATATCTTATATGTCACTCACCGACATCGGTACTCTACTGTTCTACTGTGCTGTGTCGCTGTGTCATACCTCACCAACACACTCACACACCCACCGACATCGGTACTCAAAATACATCTTAAATAAATATTTTAAAAGTTAGTAAATACTATCGTTGAAACCCTTTATCTAAAGGGCCAGGTCCTCTTATATGTGTAGAAATTATCCAGATCTTAGAGAGCTGGAGTATATTTAGATAGTGAGCCACGAACAAAAAATCTATCGGGCCTGCATTTAAAATTAGATACCAAAAATTTTGAAAATTTTGGAAATTTGACTGCTTTTCTTTTTTTTGATAAATTCGGCACTAGATCGGAAATTATTCTGATCATAACAAGAGTTTACATCTAATAAATTAAACTCTTATTTAATATGAAAATGTTAAAATCTGAAAATCAGAAACCTAAGGCTCTTATGTTAGAGACTTCGAAAGCTGATACCCATGCAAGCTATGGACAAATAAATATGGCTTGTATGTCTTTATCTAAAAATGAAGATCTAAACCAAAACATCTTAAAGGAATTATTAAGAGGTTTAGTTTATGACTTCGATCTTATAGCCGAAGGTAATAAATGGAACGATTCTAAACTAGATAAAATTTCTTTATCTTCTTTAGATTGTGACAGATTAATTAATTCTAAAGATGGAACGTATACATCTACGTTGCCTAAATCTTTCAAGAAACCTTATGAAGATTTATTAAAATCTAAAAAGGCAACTACAAAGAAAAAGGCATCCTCTAAAACACCTACGAAGAGCAAAACTTCTAAGGCTGAATTAGATGATCTTTTATCTATGCTTGGGATCACTAGAGACGATGTAAAAAATATCAAGGCTAACGCTAAGAAAACAACATCTAAAAAGAGGGTCTAAAAAATGAATATTAAAATTCATAGAATAGTTAAGGATCAAGACGTACCCGTAGCTTTTACTGTAAAGATAAAAGGAATTAAATATCCAAGAGGACATTCTAACTTTTATTTTCCTAGAGATAGGCAAAAGAGGACAGCTATAGAAATGGCACTCCAAGATTATTTAATGGAATATATTCAACACTAAAATAAAAGGGTCTTAATCTAATAAATTGAGACCCTATTTTAATTATGGGAATGTTTAAAAATATGTTAATTGATTATCAAGAAACTAGAAGATTGAAAAGACTAGAGAAAGATTTAGAAGAAGCTTTTCAATGGGAATCTTACAAGCACTATGTCAATAGGCAACGTGCTTGGGGTTCTGAATTCGTAAGCTTCGAAGATTATCAAAAAGGCTTACTCTAAAAAGTAACCAATATAAAGAAGGGAAGTTTCAACGCTTCCCTTTTTTTATGTCTGAAATTTAGACCCTTAAAACTAGGGGTTTAATCATATCTAAAATTATCCTTCTTAGAGCGTCATAAACCTTCAAATTTAAACGATTTTAAAATTCTAATGGGGTTGCTAGGGTTAGTATCTTTTATGCTTCAAAATGTTAAAACACTATATGTTGTGGTTAGACAGCTCAAATTTAGATCTTCACACCACTATATATAGTGTTTTTGTTATGTACGTTTATCTAATCTTATATATTTAGTGTGTTCTGTTTCTTGGGTTGTCTGTTAGCTTTTGTATGTCTTTGTATTCTTTGAATATCTTTCTTAGTTGTGTAGGTCTTTAAATTTTATATATTAAGACCTAAACAGCCTTCAAAAATTTGTAAGTCTCAATAGATTTATATTTCTTGGCATCTAAAATTCAAAAATCTACAAAAATTTATTTAGATGTTGAAATTATGGCCCGAATAAATTTGGTTCGGTGTGTTGGTGTAGTAGTACACTTAAAAATCTGGATAGTTTCTGGTATATAAGAGCTGGATCGGGCCCCTTTATTTATGTAGGTTTTTTAGACTTTTGAATTTAGGTGTGTTGGTGTGCTATAACACCCCCCGCAGGAGACCCAGCCCACTCCCCCCCTATATATACTAAACCATATACATTTTTAGAGATTTTGAAGTGTTAGGTAGGCTACTGTGAATACATTAGGTCGGCATTATCTTAGACCTTCATAGGTCTACATAGAGTATGTAGATGGGGATGGTTTGTCTATGGGTTTACGGAGGGGCGTAACAAGTTACAGTATACAGTTAGATTTCAGTTTTGTCAAGTTTATTTTCTAGTTTATTTATATTGACAAAAAGGAAAACCAACTATATAATGATAACTACATATGAATACAGCAATTCAAAAAACAAATAGAAAGCTAACGGAGAAACAACAATCTTTTCTGGACAATTTGATCCAGACAGGAGGTGATCCAAAGCTTGCCGCAGAGCTTGCAGGATACTCAGGAAATCACTACCAAGTAATACAAACCTTAAAGGAAGAAATAGTTGATTTAGCCTCAGACGTACTTGCTCGTTCCGCACCCCAAGCTGCGTTTAAACTTGTCGAAGTTATGACATCTGACGATGCGATACCACAAGTTAATACAAAGCTACAGGCAGCACAAACTATTCTAGATAGAGTAGGAGTATCTAAAAAGGAAAGATTAGATATTAATCACAATGTAAATGGTGGTATATTTGTTTTACCTAAAAAAGAAACTATCGATATAGAAGCAGAGGAAGTAGACTATGTTGAAGAAGAAGAGGAGTAAATAATGGATACATTAATATTAATAGTTGTTATAGCAGTTGTAGGTGGAGCTTTACTTAAGAA